AATAGGCCTTGCGGCCTTGATCCTGAGAAGGATCTTAAGTCTCTGTCTAGCCAACAGAGGCGGTTGTGGCGGCGAAGAATCGCCCGTCACGACCAAGGTGACCACAGTACTTGTTACGGTGCGTTACCTATTGAGTGTCTGGAGGGAACCCGAAGAAATTCGGACGGCCCCTTTCAGACCCCGGTTGTGCCAGGAATTATCCAAGCAGAATCGGAGGGCCTCTCGGGCCCTGTCCCAGAAAAGGAACGTAAGAAATTTAAGGGGACGTACTACCGCAGTCATATTGGACTGGGAGTACGGCCTCTTTTCTTACGGCCTGTAGAGCTAATGGCTAATGCCACTAGTTTTACCTGGGCGAATGGCTCTTTGATCGGCACTGGGCATCGCTTCAATTTTGAGGCGAGACCCATTGACGGCTTGAGCGGTCCGCAGAATGATGCGATCTATGCTGAGCAGATGCTCCAGCTAGTCGCATCGGTTTTCCAAGAAGGCACGTGTACTCCTGAACGCAAAATTGCGTGCAGTAAGTACTATTGGACGCTTAACCATTTAAGGTTCATGCGTGCAACTTGGGATGCACTTCTGTTGGCCTACCAGGTCATCCGGCAAAGATGCCAAAGACGAGGGGGACGGTGGTTACTTAATAGTGGCCATCGTCGGTCTATCAGGAGGTTCAAGATGTTTCTTATAGAACACCCAGAACAAGCTGCTGCAAGGTTGAAGGCAGTAGCATCAGGACTCCGAGGGTGGTATTTCGGTCGCGATCGACCGTTAGACGCCCTGGGATCCCCCTGTAAGGCCAAGTGGATGGGCTTAGCGTTCTCATACGCTGCCCGTTCACTTCCAGCCCCGTGGAAAACCACAGGAAGTGGTATACCGGCTCTTGTCAAAAGATTGACAAGTACGCCAGTTCCCCACTGTCCGGAGTGGAAGCCATTCGTCGAAGCACAATTTGCACGACTGAGTGGCGGGCTTAAAGAGCCCTGTAGTCTTCGCACTGCGCCGTCCGGCCACGCCGCTCTTGGATATTCCAGAGCTCGCGGAGGACATGTGGCGGCCGCGTCTGACCTAGCTTGTATAGGATATTTCCTCAAGCAAGGTATCAGACCGTGGGAAGACTCTTTCCATGGAAAGGAGCCTAGGGAGTATTATCGGAGATCATTCTTCGACATCCTTCCCTTTAAAGCTCCTGACCATATCCGGTCAGATAAGTGGGACCCGAAATCGGTAGCGATTCGGGATACCAGGCACGGTGGGCCTGAAGGCGAACCCTAC